TTCACCGAACATTCGGAGACTTTGCGGCCGGAGAAGCATTAGACTTTATGGTACTGAACAGAAGATACGAGGTAAATAATCTCAACCAAATTACCGATTTAACAACTTATATCGATCCACAAAAGTACATCGAAGTCTTTGCAGATACAGAATTAACAAGCCAAAACTTCTGGGTACAAACGGTTATAAACGCAACGAGACGAGGCAATTATAGTGCAAAACAAATTCCATTCTTGTAATCATGAAACAAATTAACAAAATCAGAGTAAACAATTTCAACGGAATGATTGAAATTAAAGAAGAAGGTGAAACATTGATAAAAAAAATCCAACGAATCATGGATGAAAACGAACCATTAAAAGATGGAGCACCACTAATCTACACGCCCAAACAGGCGGGCGTAAGAGCAGACTGCAATATCCGAACAGACAAGTGGGATATAGCGATGAAAGCCATGAATAGGGTAAACGAACATAAACTATCGGAATACCTGAAAGAAGGAATAACAGAAACACCGACTCAAAAGGATGGAAGTGAAGGAGTAACAACCGAACCAAATCCAACGAGAGACAACTAGTCGGTAATGACTACGGACACTACATGCGAAAAGGGCGGTAGTCAAAATTGATTACCGCTTTTTAAAGCCAAAAAAGCGCAGTACGCATGTAGCATATTATATCAAGTAAAAATAGGTAGCGCTTCTTCAAAAGCAAGCGCGAAGAATGTAAAAATTTATTATTATGGGATTAGGAGCAATACTAGGACAGGCAGCAACCTCAGGATTAGCAGGTGCTGTAACCGGAGGAATAGGATCAATAATCAGTGGTGGGCTAGGACTACTAGGCGGTCTATTCAAAAAAAACAATAACGGACTCAAAAACCAACAGAAACTAATGCAACAAGCATGGGAGTATGAAAAGGAGGGAATGGGCCTTCAATACAATTATGGGCAACAGGCGGCAGATGCTGAATACAAGCGAAACCTACAGATGTGGAAAGACACCAACTTTGGAGCACAAAGGAATGAGATGGAAAAGGCAGGATTAAGCGTAGGGCTTATGTATGGAAACGGAGGAGGACAAGCGGCAAGTACAGCAGGAGGAAACGCAACTCAACCAAACGGACCAAAAACCAATCCGGTGGAAGTAGCACTGCAACAACAATCACTAGGATTGCAACTGAAGCAAATAGAGGCGCAAAATCGACTCGCAAACGCAGAAGCAACCAAAACCATTGCCGAAGCGAATAAAATCGCAGGAGTAGACACAGAAGGAGCAAAACTAGACAACGAATGGAAGAAGATTGAGAATAGAATACAACTCAGTCGAGAAAACATCGAAGCAAGTAACGTAACAGCTGCAGAAGCAAACGCTCAAAAAGCGGTAGCTGAATGGAACAGCGCAGTCATACAAGCAGAGATAGATGCCGATACCAAGGCAATAAAAACACAGACAATCATTGAACAGTTAGCCAATATGAGAAAAGAAGGAGCGCTCATAGTGGCAAACAGAGAATTAAGCGAAAAACAAAAAGAAAAAGTCGAAAAGGAAATCAACTACATGTTCTATGAATTATACACCAAGAGAATGTCAGCAGAAGCAGCGAAAGAATTAGCCAAAGCTACATACGAAAAAGTAAAAAACGAATACGAACTTGGAAAAGGACACTTAAGCAACGAAGACGACAAGAATCTACGAGAATGGATTTACGGTGGTGTTCACGAGGGGGCGGAAATCATAAAAATCATAACAGATTTCTTACCGGCAGGAAAAGCAGCAAAAGTGCTCAAAACCATAAAGGAATATTGGGACAATAATGGAAACAAAAGTACAACTGTAACAACTCAAACGACAGAATAATGTGCTATTTTACAAAAAAAGTATTAAACAAGCGGTTTCTACCTAATCGAAAGAATAGGTGGAATCCGCCTGTATGTACAGATGAGAGATTCAGATATGTAGAAGTGGAATGCGGACACTGTTTCGAATGTCGTAAAAAAAAGAGAAGAGAATGGAGAATCAGAAATTACGAACAACTGAAAGAAACACCAACAGCAGTGTTCTTCACAGGAACAGTATCTCCACAAAGATATGAACACATATGCAAACAATACGGATACAAAAACGACGGAAGTCAAGACAACGAGATAATCACGAAAATACAAAGACTATTTCTAGAGAGGATCAGGAAAGAAAAAGGATATTCAATCAAGCATTGGTGCGTCACAGAAAAAGGACATACCAACACAAGACGTATACACATCCACGGATTATACTATGCAACACATGGAGAAACAAGATGGCAGCTCACAAAAACGTTATTCGAAAACTGGATTGACGGATACAGGTTTTACGGGTCATATGTAAACGAAAGAACAATCAATTATGTATCAAAATACATGACAAAAAAGGACGAAGACAATCCTGACTACATCGGTATAGTACTATGCAGCAAAGGATTAGGAGCAAACTACGCAAAGAGAATGGCTTACAAACACGAATGGAACAAAGAAAAAACAATTATTACATACAAGGCAAGAAACGGAGCAGACCTACCACTACCAAGATACTACAAAACACAACTATACACAGAAGACCAAAGGCAGTTACTATGGCTATACGCTGAAAACAAAGGCACAAAGTGGGTAAAAGGATTCGAGGTAATAGAAGCTAACACAGTAAACAAAGATTACTACGAAAGATTAGTAAGACAAAAAAACGAAGAAGGAGCACCATTACACGGTGACGTAGAAGAAGATATCATCCGAAAAAAAGCAATAAACAGAATGAACAAGCTACAAAACCTGACACAAAGAAAACGAAATCAAAGAAGGGAGATAGCCAGAGAAGAAAAAGATCCGTTCTACTTACTAAAAGACGGAACCTACTGTCCGTTCTAGAGGCTTCGCTGCGCTCGAGGTGCTTGGAATGCAACTCTAGGTAGCGCCTACGGCGGATTTTTACTCGGTCAACGACCTCGGCCGTTCCGGTGTCGAAACACCTTCACTCTACGAAAGCTCTCCGAGCTTCCTCCACACTATGCAGACAATCAATCAGTTATCGTTTCACGATAACATCTGGTCCGTAACGAACGGACTATACCATGCGGAATATTCTATTTTAATTTTACAGGGCAGTAAGGGTAGCTAAAGAGTAAAGATTTGTTACCTACAGAAACCGTTTAAGGACAGGCGTGTACCCGACCAAAGGTCGTGGTATGCGCCTTTGGCGATATCAAGGTGCTAACGCTCTAGGGCAACGCCCTAGAACCCTGTATTTATCGCTCGCGCTATGGAAACGTTAAAGAAAGTTATAAGGTAACAGAAAAATTTGGAGAATCAAAAAAATCACGTATCTTTGTAGTGTAAAAAAAAACAAGATGTATAACATGTTCCACATGGAACAATAAAAAACAGAAAAATTATGGCAGCAACAAATTACACAATCGTGAGAAGAAACAAAAGTACAAACACCATCCTATTGGAGGAACTAACAAACAAGTGGACGTACAAGCAAGCATTAGCAATTGCAAAAGAATCTGCAACAGATGCATTTGAACTAGTATGCGTTATCGAATCCAACAAAATCATGCTAAAAGATGAAAAAGAAAATGAAAAAAATTGTAAACTATAGATATGGTGCACAAAAATTCGATACATTTCGGGAGCTAAAATGGCACATGTATCTGAATATGCAAAAAAACACAAAAGACAATGCATATCAGATGTGGAACGACGAGATATTAAAAGAGTATGAATTTAATAGACAAGAAAGGAGGTTATTATGTAGAACTGTTTACGATCACGAAAAAATCGAACTTGAAAAATGGAATAATCGCCAAACCAAATTATTTAACAATGGATAAAAGGAAAATAACTTACGAAATCATAAAAATCATATGTACAGCTATCATCAGCATAGCAGCGGTATTAACAGCGCAAAGCTGCACAATGTCACTTAGCGTGAGCAAAAACAATCAAAACAGTACTCAAAAAACTGAACAAACAACAACTAGTTCGGTTGACAGTACACAAGTCAATATTAACCCAAAAAAATAAAAATCATGAACCTAAAAGAAGCCTTCAAAATCAGAAAAAAAGACGCAGAAACAGATGAAGTTATCATTACTATTGGTAATCATCTGGCTACTGAGCAGGTGTTTAAATCGGAAGAAGAAGCCCAAAAAGTAATCGACGCAACTGATTGGAATCTAGTAGCAGCATTAATCTATGCATGCAAAGAGGCCGAACAATGGGAGAAAAACCAAAAAAAACAACAAAAAAAGGAGGAATAAACTATGGCAATCGTAAGAACCTTAGGAAAAAACACACTAGGCGACAACAACAAGATGAAAGTCGCAATGAGAGACTATGACATGTCTACACATGATATATCAACAGTCTTCAGAAGTTCAGTAGGAGTAGGAATGCTCGTTCCGTTTTGTAAAATACTTTGTCAAAAAGGAGATATCATAGACATAAATTTAATAAACAAAACACTAAGTCAACCAACGCTTGGGCCGCTGTTCGGGTCATTCAAACTACAACACTTCATGTTCTTCGGAGGTTTCCGGCTATACAACAGTTGGCTACACAACAACCGGACAGGTATAGGAATGAAAATGAGCGATATCAAAATACCGATGATGTATGTAAAAACAGAAGGAACAGCATCAGAAGCAAAAACAAACGTCTCAGCATCGGCGCTATATAAATACCTAGGCTTTAGCAAATCAAAAAGAACGGGAACGAACGCAACAAGCGGGATATATAAAAACGGAGTACCTCTACTGATGTATCTCGACGTATTTAAAAATTTCTTTGCAAACACACAAGAAAAGAAATTTTACATGCTAAAGGGTATGGACAATACAATGCTGATAAACGGAAAGAAAACCCAAATACCATACACAGGTTTTATCGAAATATCAGATACTACAACATTACAACTTAACGTGGCGTCCAACTCATATCCAGATATGTGGGGGCAAGTAAAATTCCTGATATCAGATCAATACTACAACGTGATAGAAATAGCAGCATCGCAGCTATCAAGTAATCTAAATGCAAACAAGATTACACTCAACAAAGTGTCAAGCATGGGATACAAAGGAATAAACCATATATCCTTCAAAAACAATATGGCACAATATATCAACGTACAACTAGGTCAATATGATCTAAAAGTACTTGACGAAATCAGAGACGTAATCCTACACAAAAAAGGTAACGAAACACTAACCCTATACGGAGCAAACCTAAGCGCCACCAATAACGGATCAACAGAATTACAAAAAATGTTTGACGACTTAGTAGCAGCTCAAAGTAACAAACTAGGAGGAATGTTACTAAAAACATACGACAGCGATATTTTTAACAATTGGGTACAAACAGATTGGATCGATGGAGCCGGAGGTATCACAGAAATAACAAGCATTGACATCACAGCCAATGACGGAAAATTGACAATGGACGCGCTGAACCTGCAACAGAAAGTTTACAACATGCTAAACAGAATCGCAGTATCCGGAGGTACATATCGAGATTGGTTGGAAACAGTGTACACGGCAGGAAAATATCTTGACAGACCCGAAACACCTGTGTTTATCGGAGGTATGACACAATATATCGAATTCGACGAAGTGATTTCAAAAAGTGCGACAGAAACAGCATACGGAAGTCAGCCACTTGGAGATATCGCGGCAATCGGACGAGGAGGCAAACCACTAAACAACGGGCACATACACTATCAATGTGAAGAACCTGGATACATTATGGGATTGATGGCCATCACACCGATGATCGATTATTCACAAGGCAACGACTTTGATTTAAATTTACAAACAATAGATGATCTGCATAAACCGGCATTAGATGGAATCGGATATCAAGACTTAATCCAGGAACAGATGGTGGGCGAAACATCGATATATAAAAACGGTGCAGCAATCTCTAATATGGAACATCTAGCAGCCAACAAAACAGTAGCTTGGATCGACTACATGACTAACTACAACCGTACATTCGGAGATTTTGCAGCCGGAGAAGCATTAGACTTCATGGTATTAAACAGACGTTACGAAGTAGGAAGCGATGACACGATCAAAGACCTAACCACATACATTGATCCACAGAAATACATCGAAGTCTTTGCGGATACGTCAATCGACAGTCAGAATTTCTGGGTACAAACAGTAATACAGGCAACGAGAAGAGGTAATTACAGTGCTAAACAAATTCCATTCTTATAATTATGAAAACAATTAACAAAATAAGAGTAAACAACTTCGAGGAAATGATCGAGATGACAGAAAAAGGCGAAACCTTGATCAAAAAAATCCAAAGAATCCTTGACGAAAATGAGCCATTAACGGACGGAGCACCTACGATCTATACGCCTAAACAAGCAGGAGTAAGAGATGATTGCAACATACGCACAGACAAATGGGCTTTAGCCATGGACGCAATGGATAGAGTCAATAACTACAAACTAAATGAATACCTCAAAAAGGGAGAGACCGAAGCACCAAAGGCAGCAGAAAATCAACCCGAAGGAGGAGCAACTGAACCAAATCCAACTAGAGACAACTAGTCGGGTACGACTACGAACACTATATGCGAAAAGGGCGGATGTAAAAATTTATGTCCGCTTTTTAAAGCCAAAAAAGCGCAGTACGCATATAGCATATAATATCAAGTGAATATAGGTAGCGCTTCTTCAAAAGCAAGCGCGAAGAATGTAAAATTTTATTATTATGGGATTAGGAGCAATACTAGGACAGGCAGCAACCTCAGGATTAGCAGGTGCTGTAACCGGAGGAATAGGATCAATAATCAGTGGTGGGCTAGGACTACTAGGCGGTCTATTCAAAAAAAACAATAACGGACTCAAAAACCAACAGAAACTAATGCAACAAGCATGGGAGTATGAAAAGGAGGGAATGGGCCTTCAATACAATTATGGGCAACAGGCGGCAGATGCTGAATACAAGCGAAACCTACAGATGTGGAAAGACACCAACTTTGGAGCACAAAGGAATGAGATGGAAAAGGCAGGATTAAGCGTAGGGCTTATGTATGGAAACGGAGGAGGACAAGCGGCAAGTACAGCAGGAGGAAACGCAACTCAACCAAACGGACCAAAAACCAATCCGGTGGAAGTAGCACTGCAACAACAATCACTAGGATTGCAACTGAAGCAAATAGAGGCGCAAAATCGACTCGCAAACGCAGAAGCAACCAAAACCATTGCCGAAGCGAATAAAATCGCAGGAGTAGACACAGAAGGAGCAAAACTAGACAACGAATGGAAGAAGATTGAGAATAGAATACAACTCAGTCGAGAAAACATCGAAGCAAGTAACGTAACAGCTGCAGAAGCAAACGCTCAAAAAGCGGTAGCTGAATGGAACAGCGCAGTCATACAAGCAGAGATAGATGCCGATACCAAGGCAATAAAAACACAGACAATCATTGAACAGTTAGCCAATATGAGAAAAGAAGGAGCGCTCATAGTGGCAAACAGAGAATTAAGCGAAAAACAAAAAGAAAAAGTCGAAAAGGAAATCAACTACATGTTCTATGAATTATACACCAAGAGAATGTCAGCAGAAGCAGCGAAAGAATTAGCCAAAGCTACATACGAAAAAGTAAAAAACGAATACGAACTTGGAAAAGGACACTTAAGCAACGAAGACGACAAGAATCTACGAGAATGGATTTACGGTGGTGTTCACGAGGGGGCGGAAATCATAAAAATCATAACAGATTTCTTACCGGCAGGAAAAGCAGCAAAAGTGCTCAAAACCATAAAGGAATATTGGGACAATAATGGAAACAAAAGTACAACTGTAACAACTCAAACGACAGAATAATGTGCTATTTTACAAAAAAAGTATTAAACAAGCGGTTTCTACCTAATCGAAAGAATAGGTGGAATCCGCCTGTATGTACAGATGAGAGATTCAGATATGTAGAAGTGGAATGCGGACACTGTTTCGAATGTCGTAAAAAAAAGAGAAGAGAATGGAGAATCAGAAATTACGAACAACTGAAAGAAACACCAACAGCAGTGTTCTTCACAGGAACAGTATCTCCACAAAGATATGAACACATATGCAAACAATACGGATACAAAAACGACGGAAGTCAAGACAACGAGATAATCACGAAAATACAAAGACTATTTCTAGAGAGGATCAGGAAAGAAAAAGGATATTCAATCAAGCATTGGTGCGTCACAGAAAAAGGACATACCAACACAAGACGTATACACATCCACGGATTATACTATGCAACACATGGAGAAACAAGATGGCAGCTCACAAAAACGTTATTCGAAAACTGGATTGACGGATACAGGTTTTACGGGTCATATGTAAACGAAAGAACAATCAATTATGTATCAAAATACATGACAAAAAAGGACGAAGACAATCCTGACTACATCGGTATAGTACTATGCAGCAAAGGATTAGGAGCAAACTACGCAAAGAGAATGGCTTACAAACACGAATGGAACAAAGAAAAAACAATTATTACATACAAGGCAAGAAACGGAGCAGACCTACCACTACCAAGATACTACAAAACACAACTATACACAGAAGACCAAAGGCAGTTACTATGGCTATACGCTGAAAACAAAGGCACAAAGTGGGTAAAAGGATTCGAGGTAATAGAAGCTAACACAGTAAACAAAGATTACTACGAAAGATTAGTAAGACAAAAAAACGAAGAAGGAGCACCATTACACGGTGACGTAGAAGAAGATATCATCCGAAAAAAAGCAATAAACAGAATGAACAAGCTACAAAACCTGACACAAAGAAAACGAAATCAAAGAAGGGAGATAGCCAGAGAAGAAAAAGATCCGTTCTACTTACTAAAAGACGGAACCTACTGTCCGTTCTAGAGGCTTCGCTGCGCTCGAGGTGCTTGGAATGCAACTCTAGGTAGCGCCTACGGCGGATTTTTACTCGGTCAACGACCTCGGCCGTTCCGGTGTCGAAACACCTTCACTCTACGAAAGCTCTCCGAGCTTCCTCCACACTATGCAGACAATCAATCAGTTATCGTTTCACGATAACATCTGGTCCGTAACGAACGGACTATACCATGCGGAATATTCTATTTTAATTTTACAGGGCAGTAAGGGTAGCTAAAGAGTAAAGATTTGTTACCTACAGAAACCGTTTAAGGACAGGCGTGTACCCGACCAAAGGTCGTGGTATGCGCCTTTGGCGATATCAAGGTGCTAACGCTCTAGGGCAACGCCCTAGAACCCTGTATTTATCGCTCGCGCTATGGAAACGTTAAAGAAAGTTATAAGGTAACAGAAAAATTTGGAGAATCAAAAAAATCACGTATCTTTGTAGTGTAAAAAAAAACAAGATGTATAACATGTTCCACATGGAACAATAAAAAACAGAAAAATTATGGCAGCAACAAATTACACAATCGTGAGAAGAAACAAAAGTACAAACACCATCCTATTGGAGGAACTAACAAACAAGTGGACGTACAAGCAAGCATTAGCAATTGCAAAAGAATCTGCAACAGATGCATTTGAACTAGTATGCGTTATCGAATCCAACAAAATCATGCTAAAAGATGAAAAAGAAAATGAAAAAAATTGTAAACTATAGATATGGTGCACAAAAATTCGATACATTTCGGGAGCTAAAATGGCACATGTATCTGAATATGCAAAAAAACACAAAAGACAATGCATATCAGATGTGGAACGACGAGATATTAAAAGAGTATGAATTTAATAGACAAGAAAGGAGGTTATTATGTAGAACTGTTTACGATCACGAAAAAATCGAACTTGAAAAATGGAATAATCGCCAAACCAAATTATTTAACAATGGATAAAAGGAAAATAACTTACGAAATCATAAAAATCATATGTACAGCTATCATCAGCATAGCAGCGGTATTAACAGCGCAAAGCTGCACAATGTCACTTAGCGTGAGCAAAAACAATCAAAACAGTACTCAAAAAACTGAACAAACAACAACTAGTTCAGTAGACAGTACCAATATTAATATCCAACCAAAATTCAAGTAAAAAAATGAGACTAAAAGAAGCATTTACAATCAGAAAAAAAGATGCGGAATCAGATGCCGTTATCATTACTATTGGCAATCACTTAGCTAGTGAGCAAGTGTTTGAATCAGAAGAAGAAGCTCAAAAAGTAATCGACGCAACCGATTGGGACCTAGTGGCAGCACTAGTATATATTCTTAAGGAGGCAGACGAATGGGAAAAGTCACAAAAAGAAAAGGGGGAATAAATTATGTCAATAACTAGAACTTTAGGGAAAAACACACTGGGCGACAATAATAAGATGAAAGTCGCCATGAGAGAATACGACATGTCTACACATGACATATCAACAGTCTTCAGAAGCTCAATAGGAGTAGGAATGCTCGTACCGTTTTGTAAGATACTTTGCCAAAAAGGAGACATTATAGATATAGATCTCATAAACAAAACACTAAGCCAACCAACACTTGGGCCTCTGTTTGGGTCATTCAAACTACAACACTTCATGTTCTTCGGAGGATTCCGATTATACAACAGTTGGCTTCATAACAATCGAACAGGAATTGGAATGAAAATGTCTGACATTAAACTACCAATGATGATCGCAAGAACGGAAGGCGGAACAACAAGTGCGTCAACCAACATCTCAGCATCAGCGTTGTACAAGTATCTAGGATGGAGCAAGTCGAGAAGAACAGGGACAAATGCAACCTCAGGCGTATACAAAAACGGAGTACCACTACTCTTATATCTTGACATATTCAAGAACTACTTTGCCAATACGCAGGAAAACAAGTTCTACATGATCAGTAATGTAGGATCAGAACCGACAATCAAGGCCGGATTCGGAGGAACATCATCGGCAGATTACAAGCTGCCTAAAACAGGATTAAACGCAACACTGAAGAATACAGATCTGGTAACAATAATAAAGCCATCAAATGTAACAAGTTATAAAGATGCATGGAGCTCAATCGTATTTGCGATAAAAGACGAAAAAACAGGAATCGGAACACAAGTAACCGCAGATAAACTAACAACAGATGCGACAAAAGCAACAATCAAACTCGACAAGCTTAACACGCTGTATTCAAGCGGAGGAACACTCGTAAGCATCTTGCTAAACAGCACGGCAGCGTTCGGAGCCTTCTTAAAACAATACGATTTAAAAATTCTAGACGAAATAAGAGATGTAATCCTACATAAAAAAGGAAATGAAACTCTTTACTTAACATCATCAGAAGTAAGCTCAAACAATAACGGGTCAACAGAATTGGGAACATTCCTCCAAGATCTAACGAATTCACAAGCCAGCAAACTAGGAGGAATGCTATTAAAAACATATGACAGTGACATCTTCAACAACTGGATAAAAAGAGAATGGGTCGAAGGCTCAGAAAGTATCACCAATAGAACAATAATCGATGTAAGTGACGGACAACTGACAATGGACATGCTAAACTTACAACAAAAAGTTTACAACATGTTAAACAGAATTGCAGTAAGCGGTGGCACCTACAAAGACTGGTTGGAGACCGTCTACACGGCAGGAAAGTACCTCGAAAGGCCAGAAACACCTGTGTTCATTGGAGGAATGACACAATACATCGAATTTGACGAAGTAATCTCAAAATCAGCAACCGAAACTGCTTATGGAAACCAACCACTTGGAGATATCGCAGCAATAGGTAGAGGAGGAAAGCCGATCAACAGCGGACATATTCACTACCAATGCGAAGAACCTGGATACATCATGGGATTAATGGCAATCACACCTATGATAGATTACTCTCAAGGAAATGATTTCGATTTAAATCTACAAACAATCGATGATATACACAAACCAGCACTTGACGGAATCGGTTATCAAGACCTGATTCAAGAACAGATGGTCGGTGAAACATCGGAATACGCAAACGGACCAATGCTCAATAATTTAAGAAACCTAGCAGCGAACAAAACGCTCGCATGGATTGATTATATGACCAATTACAACCGAACATTCGGAGACTTTGCGGCCGGAGAAGCATTAGACTTTATGGTACTGA